AAAGACAAAGTCATGGTTGATACATACGGTCGTGGTACTCCTGCTGATTGGATGGAGCTTCACATATACCAGCCTCACTCTAGACTTGGCATTGGCATTCTCTTTGTGCTCAACACTCTAGTGTTTGGCTGGTGGGGAATATTAATCTGGGGCATACAAATGATATGGATTCCGTTCTGGGCCGCTGGGGTCATAAACGGTCTAGGACACTGGATAGGATACAGAAATGGCGAAACTAAAGATAAAAGTAAAAATATTATGCCTTGGGGTATTATTATTGGCGGTGAATGTCTGCACAATAATCATCATCTTGAACCCGCAAATCCTCGTCTCAGTCGTCGCTGGTTTGAATTCGATATAGGATGGATGTACATCTGCATCCTCCGGGCCCTGCGGTTGGCCACTGTCAAAGAAAATACTATCTAGTTTTTAATCTCGTTCGCTATTCAAATTAGCCAACATAGCACGTATTTTTGCGCCGCCTAAATCTGCTTTAACCTTGGGTATATTAGCACCCTGTCTAGGATCAACTTCTAATATTTCTCCAGTTTCTGGATCAGTGGTTGTAGTCACAGCACTGGTACGTTTTAGTCCAGCTACAATACTACTAGGACCACCAGCTTTGCCCCCACCCTGATTCATACTACGATCATCGTATTCATCACCGGCATCAGTTATACGCAGAGTATCTACATTAAAATCTAGTTCAACCTTTTGTCCTACGCCTGCACTACTACGTGTTTTCATAAACTGGATCTGATAGCGGCCACGTTCTTTCATAGCCCTGCTGGTAAAGATACCAATCACATTATCTGCTGTCATAATCTTACTCAATCCGCCACTAATATGACTGTGATCAAACTCAATTTCTTCAACAGCACTACGATTCAACTGTGATGCTGTTACAGTAATACATTGTGTTTCCATTGCTAGATTTCGAATCTCTTCTGACACATATTTGTCTTTTACGAACAGATCGCTGGGCGATACCTTCACAGACAAAGGCATCATCAAATCGAGGTAATCTATTAAAATTACGTCTGGTTTTACGCCTTTTTTGACCTGATATTCCTTCAAATAGGCTCGAATATCGTTACAATTTTTACCGCTGGGCATATACTTGATTTGTATGCTTCCTGCGTTTCTTCCCATCATTTTAACTTTGAGTTCAACATCATCAATGTTCTTAAAGATCTCTCGAGTAGTAATACCAGTCATCATAGAGTCAATTCTCATGCCTACTAGACCTTCTGCTAATTCAAATGTAAGGTACAATACATTCATTCCTGCTAGTGCCCAGTTCACACCCAAATTAGCTAGAAACAAACTCTTGCCGCCACCAGAGCCAGCACAAAAAATATTAAGCTCTCCTCGATTGAAACCGCCATAAAGTTTTCTATCAATGCTAGGCCATCCTGTTGAAATCTGTCCGTTGCCGTCTTTCAGTTTAGTTAAACGTGCCCTAGGATCTTCAAAGTAATCAGTACCCAGGTCCTTGTTTAGACTAATCTGAATAGCATCTTTGATTAGTTTTTCAACTGGGTTGTATTCTCCCTTTTCTAACAGATCCGCACTTTGTAAAATAGCACGTTCAAGGGCCTTATGACGACTAAAGTTCTCAAACTCATCCATTAGCCATTCATAGTTTTCTTTAGGTAAGTTAACAGATTGTAGTTCTTTACCGCAACTTGCATTAACAATTGCCGCATCTGGTATTACTTTATAATCGTCTACATACTTGGTAATAAACTCTGCGGTTTCTTTTAACTTCTGATCAAAGTTCTCAGGATCAAAAATATTCTGACAGCGGGCAAAAGTTTCTGCATCACTTAGAAACATTTCTAAGTAAAGTTTTTGTATATCGTAGTTATAATTAGGTTTATCTTTTTGTTCTTGTTTATTCATGTATTGCTTCCAGTTTTTTCTTTAGTAACTGTATTTTTATCTCGTTTGTTTCTCTGTAGTGCAAGATCGCGGATAGTGTATACAATCTACCATATTTCTTTACTGCGTCTGCTACGTCTTTAACTTTGTCGCCCCACGGAGGTAAACTTACACTCCAATGGTTTTCTAAGGCGGCTTTGAGCATAACTGCTCCTGCTTTGTCTCGATCTGGCACAACAATAACTTCTCTGCTTAATGCGTTAAGGCGCATAATTTGTGTATTGTTAGGACTATTATGCATTACAGCACATCCATCTACAGCGATAGCATCAAATTGTCCTTCAACTACTATAACATATTTTCTATTAGTAGTTTGTGCATCTATATTAAACACATAGCCAGGCTGTGCATCTGTTAGATACTTTGGTTTACCTTCAGTTATTTTACGTCCTGTATAGCCAACTATCATACCGTCTTGATAAAATGGTATAATAACTCGATCTGAGTACCCTGCCGCGGGTGACCACATCCAGTTGTACCAATCCAGTTCCATACCTCGACCTAGCACATATTCTACTATTTTTCCAAGGTCTTCTGCTATGTCCGGTAAGTATGCAGTATTGATCCACTCCATGACTGGCAATGTTGCTTCGGGTAAGTCTACTTGATGCAGATTAAAGTCTAAAGGCTTCTCAACCTTAGGCATGTCTTCTTTATTCTTTAGTGCTTCAATACCAAGTTTCTGTATTTCGATCTCAGGTAATCCCATCCATGAAAATAAGTTTTTAGTATTTTTACTTAGGAGTTTTCCAGGCACCCATCCTGCTTTAAAGTTACAATTAAAACAGTGAAATTGGAATCCATCATTGTTAAACAACATGCCGCCGCGTTGTCTAGTATCTTGCTTTTCTCCATTATGGTGACAGCAAGGCGCATTGAAACTGATCCAACCGCTTGGAGTAGATTTGCGTTTAGGTGGTAATAGATTTTGTACCGTTGCTTGAATCAGATTCATGCATACAGTTTAACTTCTGTATTGGACTTTGTCAAACGTTCCGGCATATGTTGTATCGTCATTTTGGCCAGTTGTTGGATTTGTATCCGGAATGTAACGCACTCGAATATAACTAAACAATCCATTAAAATTAACGTAACCAACTCCGGTATAGTTAAAATAGGTCTTGGTACCTAAGGTAGCAAAATACGAGTAAGTACCGGGACTATTTTCCAAGGTGCCTTCTACTAATACTCGACCTTTGAATTTGGTCATGTAAAATGCAACTGTATGTAGTGCGGTACCTGCTTGAAATTCTGGATTAGCTCTCAAGTTGCCCGTTGAGTATTCCCACTTCAGTGCCGTTGCATTGTAGTTGCGTTGGAAGTTAGTTATTTCTTGACTAGGCTTTAGTGCGGGATATACATCATTTCTAATTTCTAATGTACCAGCTACTCCGTAATATGTATTAGTGTATGCAGGACTATAGCTACCGTCACTTTCTAAACGAGTAACTGAAAATCTATAATTTTTAGGTTCTGCTTCTAATGTATCGACTTCTGTAAATGTAACTTGTCCAATACCTTTTAATGCGTTAGTAGTGGTAGATGCAGTATCTAGTATATCTAGTTGTTTAGATAACATTAAGGTATTGTTTGTAGGGTCAAAAACATTCATAACAAAAGTCTGAGTGCTAATGTTTAATCGCTTTTGATCTGAATTTTTAAATTGTAGTTGTATGGTGCTACGGACACCCTTTTGTATAGTCAGTGGTTGTTGATACATGGTTTGGTGTATTCCTATATTATTGTCCAGATCTAACATCACTTCGAACAAATTGGTATATAAATAGACTGGTAATTTCTGCATATGGATATTTATTATAAAGAATGACGACAAAAGATAGCTTTCAGCAAAACTACCCGTTTATGACCTGTATCAGGTGCAGTGGGACAGAATACTTAGGTATAATCATCAACTTTGATAATCAAGTGGTCAGCATCTACGACTATGCTGTTATTAAGACTGTTAATGATCAGTCTCATTTTTTAAATCTAGGTGATTCTTGGTGGTGGGAAAGCAATCGGAAAATACCAATCAATATATTTTTAAAAAGTGATATGGTAGTATATAAACAGTATATCAAAACTTTTAACAGTAAAGACGTTGAGGTGGTGTTTGGCCCAACGGTTAACCTCAGTGATATTGCTGAAAAACGCATTAAGCGTAGGTCAATCCAGCTAGTAAGAAATCCTAAGAAAATCCGTAACTAATACCTTCGCAGATAAGATTCATCTGCACAATAACAGCCATTGCATACGCCATTGCATGGGC